GTCCTAAATCTTCTACGAATTTTGCTGGTCTTGCTATCGTTGTTTGCGTCGACATTATATGACTTCTCCTAGTCTTTGTGATGTTTGAAACATTTTTCTAGCGCCTTCTAAGCCTTGCGATTCTTCGGATACTTCACCTCCGGCTTCGAGGTTTTTCATCATGTTATACATAACTTCTGCGCCTTTGTCTATATTTCCATCACCAGCATTTCTTACAGCATCTGCTGTAAATACAAACTCATTTTTGGATAATCTAGCGGGTACATCGTCAGCTCTCTCCATTCTACCCATTTCTACAAAACCACCTGTTTCTCTATAATCTTTTTCCATACCGTCCATGTCTAATAATGGCATAGTTTTCTTAGCTACAGGTTCTGCTTTACCACCTTCAGCGTAAAAAGAATAAGCTCCACCCATAGCTCCATATGGGTCTCTTCTGATTGCAGGTATATCTATACTTGGTCCTAAATATGGTTCTTGTTCCTCTTCTTCTTGTTTTGCTGGAAACAAGAAAGGACTTGCAGCTGAGAATGCAGCTAGTTTACCAAGACTTAATTTATCCTTAGTAAATAAAAGAGGATTTGCTTTACTAAAAAAAGTTTTTGCAGAAAAACCACCTAAACCTTTACCACCTAAAAGTTTAGGAAGTCCGCCACCTCCACCAAAATACGCAAGACCTCCTAGTATGGCAGCTTTACCTACTGGAGATTTTGCAATTTTTTTAATAGTTTTGGTTGCTTTCTTAACAAGTTTACCTAAAAAATACATTTGTCTACCTGATTCAAGATCCATAATCCCACCTACTGGATCATCATCATCGGCCATACCACCATCTGCAAAGAATCTAAAAGCACCTGGTCTTGAAGCTAATAGTTTTTCAAATTCTGTTCTGTTATCTACTTCTTCTTCTTCTGGTGTAACAGATCCTGTGGTCGTAGGGGTTGCTTGAGGAACAGGTTGATTATCTGGTCCATCACGGCCTCCTACAATATTACCTTGTGAATCTCTAAATCTACCTCCTATTGGATTACCAAAGGCATCAGTTCTGTTAGATAATCTATCATCCATGTATCTTCCATAAATTTCATTTTTTCTTGTTAAAGATGCATTTCTAAATTCTTCTGGAGTTAAACCAAAATTTTTTTCAAATCTTTTGGGATCCATATTTGTAACGTCATCTGCAAAAAATCCTCTTGTTTTTACAGCTCCAGCGTCCAAAATAGGTTCTAAAGCTTTTAAAGTTCCTATTCCAAGATTTGATCTAGTTTTAGGATCATTAACAAAAAGATCCCTTATGGCTCCTGAAGCAATATCATCCTTTTCTGCTTCCTCATACTCAGGAGTACCAGGAATTTGTTCCAATATTCTTTTTGCTCCTCTTTTTTTTCTTTCTTCTATAACTGAATTGAGTGTTGGAGTGCCAAATTTTGTGGTAGTGCTTATTCCTAAAGCACTAAGTTGTTCTTCTCTAATTTTTTTTTGTCTTTCTTCTTTTTCTTTTATAGCTTTTTCTTTTGCAATTTCTGCTGCTCTGGCTGCTGCAGCTTTATCTCTTTGTTTTTGTCTTTCTATAGCTCTATTAATAGATTCTTGACTAGCATAACTTTGATCTTTAAATTCTCTTTCACCGTAAGTCTGATCAGCTCTTACATTACCACCATAATCTCCACCAGCTGATGCACCACCAGCGGGTGCTTGTGCTCCTGGTTTGTCTGGTCCATCTCGATCTGGTCCTTGACCTCCTCCTCCAGCTCCAAAATCACCCCCTTGTAAGCTAGGGAGTCCTGCAGGTCCAATATTAGGTTTACCTTTTAATGATCCATATAAGTTTTTATCTATTAATATTTTTTCTTCTTCATCAGTTATATAAGCTAGTTTTGCTTTAACATGACCTGGTTCTGATAACCAAAATTTGGGTGCTGTAACCATTTCTTGTTTACCAAGATAATTAGTTGCACCTGCTTGTTTTACAGGTTTTTTACTTCCTCTCTTTAACATCTGTCTTGCTTGCTGTGCTTTTGTTATTGCCATCGTACTATTATATTATAATTTTGAATCTCCTCCAAGTGGTAATGCTTCTACTGTTACTTTGACATCTCTTCTGATATCGTCAGCTACAGTATCTGTGTTTGGATCTTGCACATCTTGCATTGCCTCTGCGTCTGAGTTATACTCTTTACCTGTTTTTGTATTGGTTAATGTTACCTCACTCTGAGGTGTAATAATCTTGACTGGTTTACCGTCTATTACTTCGTATCTAAATGATGCTTCTTGTTCTATAAAAGACATATTAATCCCTATTTATCTCCAGTATTGATGCAATAACATGTAATTCGTTTGCATCAGCTGCTTGTGCCTTTAATACCTCATTTTCTTCTAAAATTAAAGGGTGAGTTAACAGCTCTGTTGTTGCTTTTGAGCCTATTGCTTTATCTTTGAATAGATTAAATATTGCAGCGGCAGCATTTGTTATAGTAAAAGTTATAGTGGTCCCTGATCCGGCGTCCTCGGATACTAGAATACTTTTAATTATAGCTCTAGAATCAGACGGTGCTGTATATATTGTAGTGTTATCTGTGGTAGTTAGATCTACCTTTGCATTTTTATATATATTAGCCATTTACAAACCAAGAAAATCTTTCTTGCTCCTGTTTTAATTCGTCTAAAAATGTAGAGTTTAACTGATCTTTTAAAAGAGTTAAAGCTCTGTTTATTTGTTTTTGGTTAGATATATCATACTCCTCTTTTGGTTCTGGTATTCTTACGTTTATTTTAGCCATTATCTTCTACCATCTGGTTGTAGATCCAATCGTAAAGTTCCAAATCTCCACTCTTCACCATTAGAATCGTTCTCTATCTTAACATTAACAAATCGTCCTCTCGCTCTTGTATCTTTTTTAGTTGTGCTTGAATCAATTGTAAAAGGACTTAATGTTGTTGTGCTATCAGATTGTTGTGGGTATCTTTTGATAGCCAAACTAACTTTAGCGTTTCCTGCTAATGTTTTAAAATCAGGTACAAATCTTCTCATTGCAAGAAATACCTCACCAGCAACTTTTGGTCCTGATACTCTACCTTGTGCATTTCTTTGTCTTTGTTCTAAATCTATATCGTAAGATTTTATAAAAGAAGAAACTGTAGTTGTACTACCATCTTCGTTGACTTGATCAGTTCCGATCTCGTGTTCAAAATATTTAGTGCCTCCTAAATCTCTTTCACCTATTACTTCAGGAAAAGTTCCAAAGTCCGTGCTGTCGTATTTAGTTGCGTACGGTCTAGGGTAAATAGTTGCATCCATCCAACTTGTTCTTGCCTCTGTCCCTGTATACCAGCATTTTTCACCATAATTTAAAACGACATATTTATCGTTAAAGTCAGAGTTATTTGATGGATAGTACCAAGTAACTTCAGTAAATAAATTATTTAAACCTGCAGCAACCTGTTGTCCTTTTGTAGTGTTAAAGTTGTTAAATACAAAATCTTCTACAGTGCATGGTAATGATTTGACTGTACCATCAAACATAAAGAAACCATTGTTACTTAACCAAAAAGCGGCACCGTCTATCTCTACAACTGCATTCTTACCAATCAATCCACAGTTTGTACCTACCTGTTCAAATCCAAACGTAAATGGTGCACCTACAAACTTCATGGTATACAAAGCATTATCTGTCCAAATCAAAATAACTTCTTTTGCTTTTATAGCTCCAATGATTTTTGTACCATCTTGTAATCTAAAATCACCTGCTGTGTTAATAGCTGTTGCTGCATAATCATTTATATCTTCTTGATCAGAGAATCTTATAAACATATCATCTTGTGTTGTTGTATCTCCAATAGTTGTTTCTGTGCCTAAATGAATTAAGTGACGTGTTGTTGGTGACACCAACGTTACTCTTGATGCAGTTGGATTACTACCGGTTGCAAAGCCAGATGTTGTTGTAGATGCTCTTGTAGTTAATGGTGTTGCAGCTCCTGCATTCCATGTAAATGTTTTACCGTTTGCAATTGTTGCAATTAATACTTGACCAAAGTTATCTAAACTCCAAAGGCCAGGTTCTAGAACTACAGACGATGCACTTACAGCACTACCAAATCCAGAAAAGTTTGTAGCGTTTGTTACAGTGCTTCCATCACTGTGTGCTTGTCCGTTTGATGTTCCAGCAGTCGCTGTTCCATTTGCACCTCTGGTGATACCAGTTAAATCATTTGAACTTATTCCTGTGTATGTAATTAATTCGTTACCGACAGCAATTGTTCCAGCAGTTGGAAAACCAGATGTTGATGTTAAAG